TAATAATCCTTATATCCTAAGATAAGACTACCTAACAACGCCGTATCAAGGCTTTTAGGGCTAAGTGTATACAAGGGTATAGCTTTTAAATTAAGTCCTTCAAAACGCCTTGTAAATTGGCCAAAAGGAGAATTATGAAGTTTAAAAAAGAAAATCATAAAAATGAGTAAATAATTGGAGGAGGAACCAATGGAAATATTTACGGCAATTTGTGAAGATCGGCATGTTGATACCCATGTTCGCGTATTTGATACATTAGACAAAGCTATTACTTACGCTAAAAAATTTATAGAAAACAACACCAGACACTCAGAAGATATACAAAAGTCTGATGTTGATGGATGGCTATATTACGCAACATATTCTTGTGAAGGTGATTTTGTAAGAGTTGAGTCTTCAATCCTGAATGATGTTAGCTAAATACGCCAAAAGGAATAATTAATGGCAATACAACGCAGAACTCCTCCGGATGCTAAAATAGAGCGAAAAATAATTACCGGGATGATTATTAGTGATGATTTTATGCGGGGCATAAGGTCAATGTGGACCCATGATTGCCTACTTGCCAAAGATACCAAAATGATCGCCCAGTGGTGCATAGAATACTTTGACCAATACGAAAAAGCCCCAGGCAAACATATCGAAGATATTTTCAGGGATAAAAAAGAAATTGATATTGCTCCTGAAGTTGCTGACAATATCGAAGAATTATTATCTGACCTATCCGATGAATATACCCGTGGAAGCACCTTTAACGCCTCGTATGCCTTGGACAATGCTGAAAAGCATTTCAGGATAGCTCACCTTCAAAACGTCAAATATGAGCTATCTAAGGCAATCACAGCAGGCCGGACAGAAGAAGCCGAAGCCCTGCTAAAAGGATTTGAAAGAGTATCCAGAATAACGGCCAAAGGGGTTGATCCGTTACGAGACCGAGAAGCCATCAAAGATGCGTTCAACGAAAATTCATCTGATATCCTTTTTCAGCTTCCCGGTGAATTAGGCAAGATAATTGGCCCATTTGAGAGAAATTATTTATTTGCTGTTATTGGTGAGCAAGGAATTGGTAAAACTTGGTGGCTGTGGTGGATAGCAGAACGGGCGGCATTGGCCGGATTAAATGTGGTTTTCGTATCTCTTGAAATGACAGAACGCCAAATGGTCAAACGCATCCAATCAGGTATAACGGGTTTGCCCGATAAACGATATGCTGGCAAAATTCTGATTCCTGTATTTGATTGTGCTTTGAATCAAAATGGGGATTGCCGGCAACGAGCCTCTAAGGTTAGTTTATATGTTAAGGATAAAAAAGGCGGAAAGGATGATCCTGAAATTAAACTTGATTACGAAGATGCCCCTAAAAACTATATCCCATGTACCAAATGCCGGGGAACTAAAGCATGGCAGAAAACTGTCTGGTATCGGGAAGTAACAAGGGAAGAAATAACAGCCACCAAAGTTTTGAAAAAAGCAAAGAAAATGGAAGGTTTTTTAAAACGATCCGGCAAAATCAAACTTATTGAATATCCTCCCAGAACATTGACCATTTCTGAATTAAGGGCCAGCTTGTATAATTTGGAACATTATGAAGATTTTATTTGCGATGTACTTGTGACTGATTTTGCCGATGAGTTCGCCGATGAAAACCATCGATCAAATCCCAGATATGCCATTCAAGATATTTGGGCAGGGCACAAAGCTCTTGCAGGGCAAAGAAAAATGCTTGTGGTAACTGGTTCCCAATCCAATACGGCCAGAACGGGTAAGGATATCAAAAAAGGAGACTGGGCAGAAGATATTTCCAAGCTTGGTAAAATTGATGGCGGCATGGCAATCAATCAAAATGATGCTGATAAAATAAGAGGGTTATCCCGGATTGACAAATTGAAAGACCGGCATGGAGAAAACAAGGTTGAAAAAATAACCGTTTTGCAGCAACTCAATATTGGTAAAATTTATTTGGATAGTTGCCGAGGAGAATTTTAAAAGGAGGGCAAAAAAATATTGTAAAATAATTTAAACTTTTTTGATTTGGCTTTATAATAGGGGTGAAAGGTAATTAAATACGAACCGAAATTACACCGTTGAGAAAGGAGGAAATCATGAAGCTTCATTAGTTTTAGGTAGCACCCGGCTCAAGTGCAAATGGATTGCTTGTGCGGCCCGCCTGGGGCTTTAATTAATGCCCTGTGCCGCCTGGTCCCGGATCGATCCAATACCGCCGCCCTATCAATATAATCGGCAGAACCAACCGGGAAATCTAAGCAATCGCACTTGAGCCGGTTTTATAAGACATCTTGCCCGGCAGGAGACTCAATATAAGGCCCGAGTAGCCGGGCAAGATTATTCCCAAAAACAAATTTTAGAAAACATAACTCAATCACATGCACCATTAATTAAGGAGGCCCGAAAATGCTGAAAAAAGACGTCACATTGAAAATGTTGAAATCCATTGCAACAATGATGAACAAAGTTCTGGGGTACAAAGACCCTATTCTGGTCGGCAAAAAAGTCCTGCGGAAAGACATTTATGACGAAGTTGCCGACGCCGCCCAGGATATCGAGCTTGGCGACCTGGATCACGAAGATTTCACCGATGATATGGTGATCTGGCTGGAAGTAATGGGCTGGGAAAAACCTGTTGCACTACCCGTTGAAGAGGAAAAGGCCGAAGAGCCGGATGAGAAAGTGACCAAACCGGAAGAGGCCCCAGATCCCAAAAAAGAACCGGTGAAAGAAAAGGCCAAAGTAGAGCCGAAGAAAAAAGCAGGACCAAAAAAAACCTCAACCACTGGCCCCGGTGTTATTGCTTCCATTCTTGAATTTGTAACAGAATTTGGTCCCATCACCAAGGATGAAATCGTTTTAAAACTTTCCGAACGTTTTGTAGATCGTGACCCCGTAGCAATGGCCAAAACTGTTCAGGTACAACTCCCGAAAAGAATGTCTAAAGAAAAAGGAATCAATATCGTTGCCGGTTTTTATATTAAATGATTTTTAATAAATAAAAATGAGGTGACTGTTTTATTTTGGTCATCTCATTTTTATTTAAGGAGTCAAAAATAAAACAGAAAAAATTTTCGACTAAAAAACATTTAGCCGGATTAAGAATAACATTAAATTGCCCTGTCAATTGTCCTTATTTGCAAATCTTTACTAATACCGGTAATTGTATTTGTGAATTAGGATTACGTGCTCCATCCATAACGGATATGTATCAACATTTATTCAAGGAGGAAGAAAATGAAAAACAGTAAATATTTTTGGCCCATGATGTATCTGATATCTATTCTTTTGGGAAATCTTTTTGTGATCTGGTTTGGCATTGTGAAGGTTGCCGGGCTTGTATTCCCTGCCGGGGTTGTCTTTATTGGCCTCACCTTTTCTTTCAGGGATTATGTCCAAAAAATATGGGGTGACTGGGCCTGCTGGATATGGATGTTAATTGCAACCGGTATAACCTTTTTTCTAAATCAGAAAGTCGCAATGGCGTCGGTGGCTGCATTTGTTGTGGCGGAAGGGGTTGATTGGTTTGCCTTCAAAGTTTTGAAAATGAATTTTAAAAAGAGAATTTATATTTCCAATTTGTTTTCCTGCCCACTTGATTCATTAATATTCGTGACCCTTGCTTTTGGTTTTTATTGGCCTGCCATATGGGGCCAGGCTGTTATCAAATATTGTTCCGGTCTATTGGTTCTGCCTTTTACAAGGACGGGAAATGAATAAAACCTCATTATTCCTCGACTCAGGGGCGTTCTCTGCATGGTCAAAAGGAGCCGAAATAAACATTCAGGAATACATAAATTTTATAAAAGAATACAAGAATCAAATTGAAGTTTATGCCGTCTTGGATGCCATCGGAGATCCTGTTCAGACATTGAAAAATCAGGAAATAATGGAAGCTGCCGGACTTGATCCTTTGCCCTGTTATCATTACGGAGAGAACGAAAAATATTTAAAGGATTATATTGCCGAATATGATTATGTAGCCCTTGGTGGTATGGTTCCTGTTTCCAGCAAAGATCTCCAATTATGGCTTGATAATATTTTTTCTCGTTATATCTGTGATTCTTCTGGAATGCCTAAAGTTAAAATACACGGGTTTGGAATGACGACTTTTAACCTTATGAGACGGTATCCTTGGTATTCTGTTGATTCTACTACATGGGTTATAGCCAGCAGGATGGGAGAAATTATAATCCCTCGATTTAAAAATAATAAATACAAATATAATATCAGACCATTAAGAATCAAAATTTCTAATAAAGGACCAAAAACTAATGGAAAGCATTATGATACCTTAAGTATTATGACCCGAAAACTAATTTTAAAATATATTAAAATGAAAAAATTTGATATAAAAAAATTAAAAGAAGAATATATTCAAAGGGATTTGCTAAATCTAGAATATTTAAAAGACTTCAAAAAAGACCAACCAAAGTGGCCCTGGCCTTTCATCTATAATGGGGTGCAGGGTTTTGATTTATGAAAATATATATGAGCCATTTTTTAGATAAAGAGCAACCTTCTATTCTGGATGAAGCCAAAATAGAGAACAGACTTTTATCTTTTTATTTTTTACATATTATCGGTCATCTTCGAAGGAATAAAAATGATCATATACTTAGCCGCAGCAGAAGGAGAAAAAGAAGCAGAAAAAGGAAATAATTTTCTATTTTCCTTTTATGATATATATTATTCGACATTACCTTTTCTCAAAAAAAACATTTTCAATTTTAACTAAAAAGGAGCTCAAAACAAATGGCAAGACGTAGACAAACAAAGCAAACAAAAAACCCCGAAGTCAAAGAAGAAGTCGAAATCAAAGAGGACAAGGGAGTAAACAGAAATCAATTCCTGGATTCCTTGGCAAAAGTAAAGCCGGGCGTATCTGACAAAGCGATCATTGAACAGTCCACCCATTTTATTTTTGATCCTGACAGGATTTGGTCCTACAATGATGAAATATCCGTCAGCCACAAATTTGAAACCGGTGTAACCGGGGCAGTAGTTGCAGATAAGATTTTCAAACTCTGCGGCAAAATCGAAGATGAGACAATCGAAATTATCCAAGGCGAATCCGGTATCATAATCAAAGGCAAGAATTTTGAGACCACTCTTTCCGTCGATGCCGAAATCAAATTGAAAAAGATCGAAGCCCCTGGCATCAATTCCAAGAAATGGAAAAAGCTCCCTGCCGATTTTATGGAAGGAGTCAAACTTGCTTTCTTCTCTGCCAGCACCAATATGGTCAAGCCTGAATTGACCTGCCTCCTCATATCCGGAAAAGAGATTTATTCCACCGACAGTTACCGCGGCACCAAGTATAAGATGGAAGAAGAATTTGATGGAACATTTATTATCCCCGCTAAGATCGCCGTCAAATTGCAGAACTACAATCCGACCAAAATGATGGAAGAAAACAATTGGCTCCATTTTATCAACAAAGAAGGAACCGTTTTTTCCTGCCGGACCTATGATGCCGAATATCCGGAAAAGGCCCTGAAGAAAGTATTCAAAACAGAAGGCCATCAAATCATTTTGCCAGAAGCCTTTTCCCATGTTGTTGACCGGGCATCTGTTCTTATTTCTGAAGATTTTGCCCTGGATAGAACAATCACAATTTCCCTTGCTGGTGATAAGATTATTTGCAGCGGTAAAGGGATTGATGGCAAATATAAAGAAACAACGAAAATTGATTATGACGGGGAAGAGATTGAAGTCAAAGTCCAGCCGGAATTCCTGAATCAAATCCTGGGCAAATTGGAAGTAGTGACAATCGGTGAAAGCCAGCTTCTTTTCCAGGGCGAAAATTTTGAGCATTTTATGAGGTTGTCAGGATGAGCAATAGCGATTTTTGCCACCTACATAATCATACATCTTACAGCCAGCTCGATGGAATTGGATCACCCAAACAATATGCCAAAAAAGCCAAAGAAATGGGCTTTCTCTACCTTGGAATCAGCGATCACGGAAACGTGGATGGAGCGATCCAATTCCAAAAGGCATGTAAGGCCGAAGGCATCAAATCCATAATCGGGTGTGAGATGTATATCGTGCCTTATATGGATGCCAAATCAAAGGGCGAAAAGCGAGGCCATATAACGGTATTAGTAAAGGATGAAAGTGGCTGGGAAAGCCTTCTAAGGCTGCTTACAAGGGCTAATTTAGAAGGCTTTTACCACCGGCCCAGGATAGATTATCAATCCATGCTTGATATTGATCTTTCTGGCTTGATTATTATGACTGCTTGTGCCGGATCATTTTTACATTTGGAAGGAGCGGAAGATTTTTTATGGGATTTAACAGAAAATAATACTGAGTGCTATTATGAAATCATGCCTCATAATATCCCAGCCCAGAAAATCCAGCATAAACTTATTACATCTACAAATGCTGAAATAGAATTGCCTTTCTGTGCAACTAACGATTGTTTGATCAAGGATACTCTTATTTTAACTAATAAGGGCCATAAACCTATACAAGACATAATTATTAATGATTTAGTTTTAACACATAAAAATAGATTTAGAAAAGTCATAAGCACGAATAAAAGAGAGTTAAATCAAAACGAAAAAACGTACAGGCTCCAAACAACCCTTGGAACTATAGCTGCGGAAGCAACCGGTTCTCATCCATTTTATATTTGTAACTATATTCAATATAAAAAAGAAATATGCAATATAAGATGGAGAAAAACAAGATCACTCAGAAATAATGATTACTTAATTGTTCCAAAAATAAATATTTTTTATGATAAGGGAAAGGAGCAAATTGATTTATTTGATTATTACGATACAAAATTAAAGGATAAATCTTTTTTCGAAAACGGAACAGAATATATTAAAAATTGGAGAACTGATAAGAATATAAAAATACCAAGATTTTTAAAATTAGACGAAGAACTATTATCAATTATCGGTATATATATAGCAAATGGTTGCCGAGATAAATATTTATTTGGTATTTCTATTCATAAAAATAAAATTCGTTTTCTCGAAAAAGTTAAAAAATATTTTGAAAAATTTAATTTATCTCCTGGTTTAAAAATAGAAAATAATTGTGCGAGAGTTACAATATCAAGCAGTATTTTTGCACAATTATTTAGTAAGCTATGTGGTGTTTATTCACATAATAAAAAAATTCCCCTTGACTTAAATTTAAACAAAAAACAGACTTTGCATATTTTGGAATCATATATTGCGTGTGATGGTTGTTGTAGCAAAAATACTATAATGATAGGTGCAACAACTTCAACAAAACTTGTATATCAGTTATCCTCAATTTTAAATTCATTAGGTTTTTTAAGTTTGCCAGCAATACAAAAAAATGATGAAAAAAATAAAAATTGGAGAAGGCTGTATTATGTTAATTTATCTGGAATGCAGGCTTATAATTTTTCAAAACTTGTCAAGCTTGACAAAAATTATGATAAACCCAAAAAAATAAACAAAAGGTATCTTGAAACAAATAATTTTTATGCATTAAAACTTATCAAAAAACAAGAAATAATCGACTATAGGGATTATGTTTATAATTTTGAAGTCGAAGAAGATAATTCATATACGGCAAATAATTATGCCGTTCATAATTGTCACTATATCAATCGGGGAGATTGGCAAGCCCAAGAAGTATTACTGGCTATTAATCGCAAAGCAAAATGGAGCGATGAAAACAGGTTCAAATTTGGATTTAAGGGACTCCACCTGCGATCTGAAAAGGAGATGATAAAAGCATTTGAAAAACAGAATTACTGGGATGATAAAACCATAAAAGAAGCAATGGACAATACGATTAAAATTGCTGAAAAATGCTGTGACTTTGTTATTCCGAAACAAGATATATCTTTACCGACACCACCCGGAATAGAATATTCAGATAAGGTTAAAGATGCTACCACCGATGATATAGAATTGGATAATCTTATCAATAAAATTGGCAAAAT